GGTATGCAAACTCACACCACTACACATCTTTATAAATGACATGCGTATTATAAATATATGGTATTAGGTCAAAAGAAGAATGATGATGTTGAGCATAGTAAGAAGGGAAAATGCGTATGCACACCAGAATATGGCAATCCTAGATGTACTGCCCATAAGTAACAAAAACGTTACAAATCATTAACAAAGTATATAAGCCACCGAATATATGATATTTTATGGGATTTAAGCGTACAGTAGGTACAGTTTTAAATAATTTTAGGAATATTACCAAAGGTTATACTGAAACAACTACAAGACCATCAGTAGCCCAACCATACATGAGTACCGACACAGGTGCTAAACTACCAATTTTTCCATTCCCACTTATAATGATTTATGAGTTGGCAGATAACATTGATGCATTAAGGATACCTATTGAAACTTTGAATAGGGAGATGTTCAAGAACGGATTCGAAGTAGTTGAAAAATTCAAATTTAAATGTGCTAACTGTGGTAAAGAATTTCAATACAAACCAACTAAGAATGATTTGAAAGATGAGCAACCATTTGAACAGAACCAAGATAATGAAACAAGCCAGTTACCAAGAAGTAATGCAAAGAAGGCTAATACAACAGGTATTGCAACTGAATTAAATCAAGAACAAGATATGGAATGTGATACATGTGGTAGTAATGACCTAATTAGACCAGTCCCAGAGAACAGAAAACTACTTGAAGACCTATTAGAAAGTCCGATTAACGGTAACAACCAAACATTGGAAGACTTGGCAAGACAATTAGAAAGAGATTTGGAAATTGCAGACAATGCATACTGTTTAGTGTTAAAAAATTATAAAATTGATGATAGAACTGGAAAGATAGACCGTGAAAACTCTGAGATCAAAGAGTTTCTTAGGATAGACCCCCCTCAAGTCGCTTTAATTGCAGACTCTGATGGTAGAATAGGTTTTGATGACAAGAGAAACGCAATTTTTGTTTGTCCAAGATTCGAACATCGTGATAAAAGACTTACAGAACCAATCTGTGACAGATGTGGTGCAGAAGCATTGAAGGCAGTACTTGAAGTTAACTCTGTTTACTCTATAGGTATTCCACAACCAAAGAGAGTTGTCTATGGTGAAGGTGAAGTTATTTGGAAAGCAGGTAAATACAAACCATCATTGCTTTATGGATACAGTCCTATCTATGCAATATGGTCAAAGGCTATGGCACTAAGTCATATGGACGAATACATTAGAAAATATTTCGATAAGATGAGACCTCCAAGAGGTATGTTAGTAATTGCTTCACGTAATTACGAAACATTTAGAAAATCATGGGACGTTCTTGAGCAAAAAGCAACTGAAGACCCCTACATGATACACCCACTTTTAGTTGAATCAGACAAGGGAGGCAAGAATATGGCTCAATGGATTGATTTCACTGGAAGTTTGAAGGAATTAGAATTTACAGAGATTAGAAGAGAACTTAGAATGATTATAGGAGCAGTATTTGGTGTGTTACCACTTTACTTTGGTGAATTACCAAGTGGTTGGTCACAAGAAGGACTGCAAGTTACAATTACAAACAGAGCAATCAAATGGGGACAGGATATTTTGTATTCAAGTTTCCTTAGAAAGATTGCAAAGTTAATGGGAGTTGAAGATTGGGATTTAAGATTGAAAGGTGGAGAAGAGAATGACAAGTTAAGAGACTTACAGATACAAGGAGTAGAGATACAGAACATGGCAGCAATGCAAGCTATGGGATTCGAAGTGGCAAGAACACATACAGGTGAATTCAAAGTATCAAAGAACCCAATAATTAATCCACAGATGATGATGTTGGAATCAAACAACGAAGATAAGAAACCAAACACATCTGGCTCAAAGGGAAGAGGTAGAGGCACTGCTGCACCAAAGGAAGACCAACAAGAAATGGACGGCAAACCAAAAAAGCAAAGACCATCTGACAAAGGTGGTGTAGGTCAAGGAAGTCCTTCTAGTGGTAAGGGTACAAGTCAGTCTAAAAAATCTGCAAGTCCAGTAGATTACAGATTAAATCCAAAAAAGTTTCCAGATGGTATAACACCAGCTAATTTTGAAATTATAAAGAGTACATTACAGTCTTCTGTAGATTTTGACTGGACTAAAAAGAAGACAGTTGAAGAATTAAGGAAAAGTGGAAATATGACTGTAAGGGACGCTAGAGAATTAGTGAAACAGGAACTACAGGACACAAAACAGTGGGAAAGTGAGGACTTCTAAAAGTTTATAAAGCATTAATGTATTGATTATATATGGCAGACACAAAGAAAACGGAAAAAGTAGTGGAAAAAACCACAGCGAGGGTGGAGTCGAAAACTTTCACAGGAAGAATAGTCGAAACTCCAAAAGTAGCACCCAAAGTTGCTCCAAAATTGATAATACCAAATGTTTACTCAGCAGATTTCTCTGTTATTGACAATACAATAGAAGAAATAAAGAAACAAACCAGAAAAGTTGGAAAAAGTGAATATGCTTGTAACAACATTTACATAATTCTGGAAGATGCACTTAAAAAAGTAATATTAGCATACAAATAATTGGCAACTAAACTAAATGTAGACACTGGAGGTCTTGACGTTGGTAAAAAACTGTGGGAGAGACATCAAAAAGATGAATATACTCATGTAGACAATTATAAAGAGGCTATATGTATTAATTGTTTCAAAAAAGATGCAACATCAGCAACTATAGTAGATATTTGTGGTGAATGTGGTGGTAAGAGAGGAAGAGAACCATTACTAGCTACTATTGCACAGAAGATGTATGGATTATGTTTCTTTTGTGGTAAACATAAATTTAATATTGAGCAAATAAACGCTAGATTTTGTAGAAGGTGTCATAGGAAAATAGCAAACGTTACAAAAGCATACAACAAAGCTGGTGGTATTTATGGTAACCCATTTTGGACATCAATGCGAAAGAAAAACGGAAAAGACTGGAAAGAAATATTTACAAAGAATCTAGGAAATAGACGTTAATTATTATCCTCTGTTTTTAGGATAACCCATATCATTTCTTGACCTTACTTTAGGTTTTGGTTGTGGTTTTGCCTTTGGATCAAATAGTATAAACTCAATTCTGTTTAATTTAATATTAAAAAACTTCTTAGACCAATCTATCTTCATAGTCTTTCTTGGTTTGTTACCCCAGAATCTTCCGACTCTGAAGAATATAGGTGCTTTCCTTAATCTTTTTTTGAAGAACTGAATGTTTTCAGTTTTTGGGTCAAATTCAACATCGTCATATTTTACCAGTTTTTCATCTCCCTTTAGATACTTATGTATGTTGTCTTTTTGGAAGCAACTTATTGATCTAGATGTATCTGGTCTCTCAAAAAACTTTTCACAATTACATACTAACATTATTTTGTCGTTTGGTGTTATCCAAATATCCAGTAATGATAATGCTGCTTCGTTTACATCTAATTTGTCTGAAACATTATGTTTATTTCTTAATACATATTCGTCTATTGTATCATACACATGTACACTTATACCCATTAATAATGTAAACACATCTTTATTAATAAAGGTTTTGCTCGTTCTGTATGGAAAAAGACGCTAATGTACCATGTGAGTGTGGATCTAAGCAGTATGGGTATTATGCAGATCAGGGCTTATGCTTTGTATGTTTCAGATGTGGTAGATTTGCTACAGATGGCTTTAGTTCTGATGTAGAAGAAATATTCAAGGCAAATCCAATGATACTCTTAAAGTTGATAGGAGAAGGTCATTTAAAGCCTCTGGACAAGGACAAAGAATATAAGTGAATAACAGAGTAATTTAAATAGTTAGTAATACAATATAATTTATGGCAGAAGCAATGTTAGGAGACATCGCTACTGGTGTACTTATTGCACTTGCGTTAGGTATAGGTGGCGTAATAATGGGGTTCTTTAGGAAAATTTCCAAAACACAGGCAGATTTATGCACAAAAGTGACTAACTTGGAAAAAGCCCTTGTTATTTTATGTACGGCACTAGACAGGCAGACAAATAGGCTTCATGCCGATAAGGACGTTGATAGTGATTTGCAAGATCTCGTGCGTAAGATATTATCAGATAAAGAATAACTTTATATAATCGAATGCTGTGGTGACCAATATGGTAGACCCAACATTACTTGTAGTAGGAGCAGCAATTACAGGAGCTGGACTAAATACTCTGAGAGGATATTTACACACAGACAGTCCTTATTCTGCTAAAAAACTAGCTGGAGCATTAATCATATCTACATTCGCTGCAATAGCCATAGCACAAACTATAGCCGTTGATTCAGTAGGATTGGTAGGATTAGCACTAATAGGACTTACAACTGGTTTCGCTACTGACTTTGCCGTAAGCAAGGCAAAAAAAGATGACGAATAAATAAGTACATCTTACACTCTTTTTTTTTAATCTTTAAATATAGCTGTTTATTATATATCTTATATGACAAGGATTGGAACTTTAGTAACCAAATCTATGACGGTCTTAGATTCTACAGATGAGAACAGATTTTTCGAGGGATACCTCACAGTTGAAATGAAGGATAAACAGGGTGAAATAACAGTAGTTGACGAATTATACAAAGTTCTTCCAATATGGGTTGACAGAGGAGCACCTATTACAGACACACATTCCAACAGGGTAATTGGTAAAGGAATCAACTTTGCAAAGACCACAGTGGAAGAGGGTGGTGTAACATATCCTGCAATAAAAATAACGGGTAAGATTCATAAGAACTATGAATTAGATACAGATATTTGGGAGAAGATTAAATCAGGCGAATATAAAGGACTTTCATTTGGTGGAGCAACTAAAGCAAACAGAATTCCAAAAGTAATGAAGGACGGAGATATTGCATATGCACTTACAGACTTGGAACATTATGAAGTTGCAGTATGTAGAGACCCTGCAGTTCCACTGGCACTAATCACTGATTATAATACACTCGCAAAGGCAACTATTCCATCAGAACCTAGAGGTGATGGTAAAGAAGTAATCAAATGTACAAAGTTTGGCTGCTATGTAACAAAAAATGAGGGTG